GTGGTAAAACCGAAGAGCCCACAGAGCCCACAGAGCCCACAGAGCCCACAGAGCCCACAGAGTACGTATATGATTTCATCGTTGCAGAACAATCTCCACACACCGACAAATTTAACATTCATATCACCGATATCGAAGCTGATGGTGTTCGAGTTACACCAGCGCAACTCACGATTCATGAAGAACCCGAGTGGGCTAAATGTAACAGCAAAGCGGGTGATTATGAATGTGAGGGTGATAACTACGGTATGAATGATCCAGAACCCGTGGATGGAGAGTATAAAGATTTATCGTGGTCCGCGTGGAAGCAGGGTCAGGGTGAGGTTGGTACAAAGGTATTTACGGTGACCACTTCCACCAAGGTCAAGGAGTTCAAAATTGATTATTTCAGGCCTAAGTACGCCCCTGGATGGACAATTAAGGAAAATGGTAAAGAAGTATTGACAACTAAAAAGAGTTCTAATACAAATGAACCAAACCCAACTGTCGTGAAATACACAATTCCTTAAACAGAGACCTAAGTCGAGCTTCTTTAAAATAATTTTTATGTCCAAAAATGTATTCGACGATAGCTAACAATAGCTTTTCGTATCTCTTGACACTCGATGAGATACGAAAGGCTCTCCCCGACGAGACCCGACCTTCGTGGGTCAAAATTACGACCATCACCATGGTCTCAAGCTTTATCCAAGATATTGACATAAAGCGGCTTCGAAGTTTGTTCGAACAAATTGGTTCTTATAAAATGCGTCGCTCCGGTACGCAAACCGATGGTTTCGAATGGAAACTCAAGCCTACGACTTTTTACAACCAGGTCACGCTCACCTACAACGACACTTACAGCACTAAATCTGTGAAAGTGTTTCCCAACGGTTCGATTCAAGTCGCTGGATGCTGCGACCTCTTTGACTGCAAACGCATCATCACGCAATTGGTCCACATTTTCAAAACCTTTTTGGGTTTGAAGGTGAACGTTCCCATCGATTCGTTCCGTGTCGTCATGATCAACTCCAACTTCAGCCTTAACTACAACATCAACCTCATGAAGGTCGCCGATTGGTTCGAGCGGTATAACGATATTTTCAAGGTTTCATTCGAACCAGACCGCTACTCCGCGGTTAAAATCAAGTTCAAGCCCTCCGAAGATATGAAAGAGATTACATGCAGCATCTTTTCCACAGGAAAAATCATCATCACCGGTGCCGAGACCCTCAAGGAGATTGCCTTTGCCTACAACATCATTAACCAACACATCAACGATAACTCTGAAATCCGTGTTTCTCGGACAGAGGAGACTGATGTGTTCGATACGTTTTTGGGATACAAATGTGAACCTTTCATTAAACTTCTCAGGGGTAAAGGGTTTCAATCTTGGATGAGAACTGTCACTAACAGACAAATTAAATTCTAACACTATAATAACAAAATGTCCCAGCGACTTGGTATGGCCGATGGGAGGTGCTTTACCGTAAACACCTCAGCCCAGCTCTTTAACAACTATGTCATGAAGCAGAATGGCATCTCTTTCGAGGACAACTATTCGTACCGTCAGCTTCTCCAGAAGCAGGGTCCCCAGCTCTTCACTAAGATTCAAGAGAAGGAGCAGGGTAAGGGTAAGTGCAACACTTGCGACAACCCTCTCGTCAAGGTCCCTGATATTTACTAGGTGAGAAAAATCCGTAAAAAAAACTTAAAACCGTCTTGTAGAATGTCGACATGTGCCATATGTCTAAATGAAGTCAAGTGTACGAGGACAAATCCCGCACTTCGATGTGGACATATGTTTCATTCCCACTGTCTACAGGAATGGAAGAATCAAGGTAAGAATACGTGCCCAACATGTAGAAAGGTTTTCGATGTTTCCCAGTTTAACATCATAGTGACGATACAAAACAATTACACAGCCGTGGCAAATTCGGTAACGTTAAACGAAGAATCTATATTTCAGGTACTTGACACTTTCGATATTACCTTCGATGTAGAAGATACACCGGATTTAGACAGTATTCTTTCGGACCTTGGGGTGAGTCTGACCGACTTTGATCCCACGGTTTTTGACGCAGAAGGATGAGCAGTACTTTTCGTAATTGAGACCCGGATAGTCCCTAGATGCCTTACGAGGGTCTGTGATGGCTTTACCTTTAGCATCAGTGAGAAGTGGGCCAGTTGCCCAGCCCCGCTTGTGACTGAAAACGTTGGCTTTGAAAATTATACGTTTACCAACCTTGAACTTACCAGCTCTCTTTATCCGAGACTCGGGAACCTTGAAAAACTTAGCGACTCGAGCGATAGTATCCCCAGGCTTTATCTTATATTCAACCACACCGTGTTGTTTGTAAAAATGGAAGTCACCTTGACGAATATAATTGAGTGGTCTTCCAGGAGAAACAAACATCATGACCTTGAAATATCCCTTCTTACATTTATCGGAGGCGTTAGTTCTGTATACCTTCTTTGGGTTGTCTGAAATAACGCGCTTAGGAAGTCCGGTACAGTGTGTATAGGTGTGATGACCATTCGAAAGACCCGACCGATCACCAGGAATTGACTTCTGCCACCTATATGCTTCATAGTCTCCTACTGCATATGCATAACAGTTGTTATTTCCTATACCCTTTTGAGAACCCCACCGCCTGTTCGTGAACCTATTTTCCGAACCACTCAGGGGAAGAGGTTTCATTTGTAGTTTACCTAGAAAAAAATATCAGTATGTAATAAAATGCTTCACGAGGTCACTCATGCCAAGTCTCGCTCCGAGATGATTACCGAGCTTCTCATCTTCGCGCTCAATATTCTCATCAGCACTTTCATCCTTCGTCTTGTTTGGAACCGCTCTCTTTCCAAGCACATCTCTGTGCTCAAGCCCATCTCTAGCCTTCTCGACGCGTTCATTCTTTCCATTTCTCTCCAGATTGTCCGCGGTATCTAAATAGTTATTCACCAGGTCATCAATAATTCATTATTGATACGTTGAAACAGTCATCGTATCAGTAAAAAAAAGTACACGTATAGTAAATAATGTCGAATGTAACTGGAATGTTAGCTGGTGTAGGCCTTCTCAGTGTGTGTTGCATTTCTTCCAGTCTATTAGCCGGTGCTATGGGTGGTGAAAAAACCACAGAAGAAACTGCATCTGATTCGGTCGATGAATCTTTTACCATTCCAACAGACGAGGCATCCTTAAATGAATGCTATGGTGCCAGATATGTAGACCTTCGTGCCGCATTTGGGACAGACGGTGCAGCTTTAAAAAATCATTACACGACGTACACAACAAATGGTTCCGAAAACCGAAACAATTCGTGTACCCTCTCCGATGAGGAGGCACAGTGTTATCTCGATAGATACGAGGATGTTAAAACATTTGCTGGTACGAATCTTAAATTAGCACGCAAACACTATTACGAAACGGGAATATCTAAAAATAGAGATTTCGCGTGTCCACCAGCCATAAAAGAATTAGAATGTTATGGAGACCGATACAGTGATTTACAAAGTGCATTTGGCACCGATTATGATGCTCGTGGCACGGATAAAACACTGTATAAACTTAACCAACATTGGCATGGTTATGGTAAAAAAGAAGAAAGGGATTTTTCCTGTTAAACTTCGGTGTATCCAACGATAGTCTTACCGTCGGGGCTCTTGAGGGTGGGGAAAGCACCCATTCCACCGCACCCACCCTTATCACAATCGACGAAAGTGTAGGGAGTGCCCGTCTTCTTCATGTAATCTAACTGCTTACGAGTCCATCCGCAACCCATGGTTCCGTAAACAGTCCACTTTCCGGAGGCGGAGGTGTTCTTGTAGAGTAGAAAAAGGGCGACACCGATAGCCAGTGCTACGAGAATAGTCGAACGTTGCATTTTATTATAGCTAAATATTAAAATGTCGTCGACTGTATTCAACATCGGAAACAAAAATGTCACGCTCAAATACACCAGGAAAATGCCCCGTGGTGAAGTTGAACGGATGAAATCATTCGTCACTAAGAACGGTGAGAAACTTGTCAAAACTTCAAAGTTTAAGATACTCTCTGAAGTCGACGAGGGAACGAAACGAATTTTTAAAATTAACAAATCTTCTTTTTGAGTGCGTTGAGTTCATCTTTATCTAATGCATTTACAAACTTATTTACAAAAGTCTTAGCCTTTGGTGTGGGAGTCTTAGCCTTGGGTGTGACCGTTTTGAAACGACCCTGAACAAACTTCATATTTTTACCAGCCTTTATGGCGTTCCTTACGTTTTGGGGTGTCTTCATGTTAAAAGGTTGACCGCGTTCGTACCTCTTCATTCGAGCCCTCTCCGACCATGTTGGCTGTGCCCTCCTTTCCCTCTCAGCCTTATTCTTAGCCAAAGCCCTGTCAT